TCATTAAAATCATTCATTTCATTATTAAAAGACTCCCAACAACTGGAATAATAACGCCTAAATATAGATGATTCAGTTATTGAAGTTTTAAGCAATATGGTTGAAAGAACTAATGATTCATACAACTTAATACATTTATAAGCTTTATTACCATGTCTTGATAATAAATAATCAAATAGTGAAAACAATTGGTCAAATTCATTCTCAGTCGGATACGTTTGATGTAATTTAGTATAAAATGTTCGATACATTCTTGAAGAAACTCTAACTAAATATCTAGAGGTTACTGTATCTGTTAGCATATTTATTTGATCACTATCAATCATATAACGCTTACCGGCAACAGTCCAAAATGACAAATTGTACAAGACAGATATTTTTGACAATAATGAATTCTCTTGAATAAGAAAAACTCTTGGAGTGTAATTATAAGTCTTTATATTTATGGCCATTAATAATCTTAACTCCTCAAGAACACATCTTGTAAATGACTCACATGTTGCTAAGCTCAATTCAGAAATTGCCCTTAATTCATTTGAGCAATTTATATTGTGAGCTTTTGAAAAATTATCAACTATTTCAAGAATTGGTGAAATTGATTTATAATTTTTCTTATCTACTTCATGAAATATTTTTCTTGTCTTAATTATTAAAAGACCAGGTAAAATGCAACCATATAAATTTTCAGATTCAATAATTGAGTTAACAATGGCATTAAGACTTGAAATAGATAAAGTCAATAAAATATCACATATTGTTCTCGGCATATTTAATTTTATGTTCATTTTGTATCTATATTCTAACTGCTCTTCATTATTTAATGACTTATACAAAATCATTGTTTCAGCTGATTTCTGAAAAACTCTTTTATAATTATTAGTTATAGGAGTTTTAAGATGTAAATCAGGTATTTGTTCTCTTCGCTGATAAGAATCTGTATCTAAAAAATCAAACATTCTGTATCTTTGCAATATAATTAAAAACAAAATTAACGTATTTATAACAATAATGTATTTCTGTTTAAATGTTATAGTTTAATTGTTTTTTGATTTATCTCATAGTT